ACCGGCATCAACAAGTCCAAGTAGTCACACATGATAAAGTCCACCTTGATACCGGTCTGCACTTGCACTTCTTTGATGTAACTTCTAATGTCGTTGATGTTGCTCTGTGCTGGCAAGGCTTTGATTCTATACTGTCCGGCTTTCTTTGAAACCAGCTTGACCTTGAGCTCAGTCTGATCAATGTCCTTGCGAATCTCTTTGGTACTCATGCCTGCCAACATGGCGTCTGTTCGCAATGCACACAGTTCTTCTGAGAGTTCTAAACTGATATACACACCACTGAGTCCGGCTTGTAGCCAACTTAGAGCTATGTTCATCATAACTAAAGATTTACCTGAACCAGATCCACCGGCGAAAATATTCAGCTCGCCGCGACTGAATCCACCATACAAGATCTTGTCCATCTGTGGCCAACCTGTTGAAACTTGTCCACCCGAATTGAAATACTTGTCAATCCTGGCACGCGGATCTGACCAGTAGTCTGTGCCCATGTCCTTGGTCAAACTAATCTGCACAGCATCTTTGATCAACTTCTCTACCGGATCATATTCGCCTTTTTCCAGCAGGTCTGCCGATTTTAAAATCGCACGCTCGAGTTCTTGACGACGAGTAAACGACTCGAACTCATCCATGAACCATTCAAAGTGCCCTTCATTTAGGTCTGGAACTTGTTGTAGCTTTATTCCTGTGCTGGCACTGATCTGTTCTACGGTGGGCAAGGTCTTGTGTTTGTCACTGTGTTCAGCAATAAACTCGGCCGCTGGTCGCAAACTTCTATCAAAGTTTTCTGGATTGTAAATGTTCTGCACACGCACATAACTCTCTGCGTCTTGCAACATCATTTCTAAGAATAGGCGTTGGACATCAAGTCCGTAATCTTTTAACAAGTTGTTTCTTCCTTAGTTCAATTTTAATACGACTGGTTTCTCTTGCTTGCATTATAGTTAGCAAGGTTGCTAATCTACCCCAACGAATTACTGCATCATTTACATCTTTAACATCTGCGGGCCAGTCGGGCATGCTGACTGCCCAACCCAATTCAACCGCACGATCCACCAGTTTCATGCCGGCTTCATCTTGATCCGGAACTACCGTGACATCTCGCCCAAGACTACGAATAAGCCTAACCTGTGCGTCGTTGATTTCGGCATGCAACACGGCCAAGCCGTTGATGGCCAGGGCATCAAATACTCCTTCAACAACTATAACTGTTTGCCAGGAATCCTTTTGTAGATCTGTACCAAACACATACCCCGGCTGTATGTCTTGAATGTACCGGGGTGTGCGATCATCTAGGAATCTAGTGGTATGTCCTACCACCTGATTGTCATGTGTAAACGGAATCACAATGCCCGGACGCGGCATGGGCTTGTACAAGAATGGGTAATCTACAGGTATGCATCTGCGCCGTAGATATTGTTCGGCCTTGTCGTTGAGTGGTTGCGTATCAGCCGGCAGGTCTCTATCTTCAAATGTGATATTTTGCAATTGATTGACCACCGCCTGCCGTTCGCCCAACAAGCCTTCAATTGATTTTTGCTTGAGGCTTTCCAGATTGATGCGTTCAATTTCTTCTTGCGGCACATTCATCCACTCCAACAAGCGACGAGCTTTGAAAGTAAGAGTACGACCCAACACAAAGCTGGCAGTATAACCACAGTTGAAACAGTGATACGACCAAGATCCGTCTGTGCCGGGTTTGATTCCACCGCGCTGTCGTTTATCTTGCGTGTCGCCACGATGCACACAGCAAGGTGCATTAAAACTGATCCAGCCCGAAGCAGTTTGTTTTCGTTTTGCCGGTAAAAAAGAAACTACATCAACCATTTACAAGTCCGCGATTATATATTTCTTCCGTGATGCGATCAGCCAAAAACTTGGCACCGGTTGCATTGGGATGCCGCCCTGGTGCGTGCAAGTCGATCTTTGATTGCGCCGCTTCTTTTTGCAACAGGTCTACCATGCAGGTTCCAAATTTGTACAAACTGTCAACCATAATGCGTTCGGTAGGTTGTGCCACATTTATCTGCAACAAAGGTATGCGGTGCTTGTAACAATAGCTGTCAAGAAAATTTACTGTTTGCCAATAGCGCATGGCATCAACTTGATCATGACTAGCGTGCTGTAAAAAGTGTTTGACAAAATCACTCCAGTCGTCTCGGTGACTCTGGGTGATTTTTTGATGCAATTCCACATACACAGGACCTTTGTTTGTTGACAAGCGGCTGGATTGATCCACTGGCCACCAACTTTCTCTTGAGTCGTAAGTGAGTCCTACTAGGACCAAATGCTCGGCTGGATTTGTGACTTCTTTAACCCAGTGCGCAAATTGCCACAGCATGCTGGTCAGCGATGATCCAGGACGACCTAAATTGTTGGTAGGCAGGTTCAAATTGTTGCCAACCTGTCCCAAGATACAATTAGATAAACGCACTGGATCTCCGGGTTCATCGGATCCTATTTCGTTGCCGTAGATCCAGCTGTCACCAAAGCCAACAATAGATTTAATCATACTACATTGTAGCAGATTGTTTGGCAAATTGCAACTGGATTGGATTATCTGTAGTAGAGATTGGTTACGAACCCGGTACCGATCAAGACCAAGGCACCTTGTTGACTAGGCGGCACAGGATAGTAAGGCGTGTTGACTCCGGCATTTGGTACCAACCAATAGCCAGATCCGCCATGCGTGACTGTGATACTTTCAATTGATCCATTGGCACCCAGTGTAGCTTCGGCGGTTGCGCCCGAACCATCGCCCACAATGCTGATCTGTGGGGGTGCCAAATAGCCAGCACCACCATTTTGTACCACAATATCGGTTACCACACCGTTGTCGCAGATGGCATAGGCACTGGCCGGTACACCTTGACCATTGGGCACGGCAAAGATACTGTTGTTGAAGCAGAGACGCATGAGTGGATACCACCCAAGCACATTCATATAAATGGTACCAGTATGATTGTAGTAGGTAGTAGATTCGGTTGCATTGATAGGCACTGACTCGTAGTCATCGGCCCACTGTGCCTTGATGGTTCCAGTATAACCAACCAGATCCATTTGAATTGTGGTAATGGGATTTTGAGGTTTAATGAAGCTGCTGTAGAATTCTGTGTTTAAAAAACTGTTCCAGTAGTTGGCTCCGTTGGGATTACCGTCCCAATAGTATTGTGCATAACTGGGATAGTCGGCAAATCCAGCACCATCATAACTGCCTTGTGCTGACAGTTTGACTGTAGGAATAGTAAGTGGCCAGCTGGGCACATGCTGTGGAAATGAGCTGTCCATGATATCCACTGGCGCACGAGATTGACTTTGTGCATTTACAAACACCGCTTCATTTAAGTTGCCGCTGGCACGAGTTATGCTGTAGTTGGCTGGCTGTGCTAGTACTTCCAGCAGACTTGATCCTGGCAGGGTAACCTTTGCACGACCCAAGGGCGCATTTAAAGTAACCAACGGTGCTTCAATTATGATTTCAGTTCCTTCGGTGTTGATCACCCGAAACATGAATGTGCTACCTGTGATATCTACAGGTTTTTCCTCTTGGTTTATGAATTGAAACAACAACACGTTGTCAACTCCTTTGTTAATTGTTAGTTTTTTAGCGTACACGGGGTTATACCTATAAATGAAAGATTCTCCGTCGCTGGTATCTATGGTCAACACTTGTGTTATCTGTTGGTATATATAGGCGTCGGTAGAATACATGAGTGTATTTATAGTTTTACCAGACTGTTCCAAAACATAAATATCCCATATTATGAATAAAGATGTGTTTGAACAACTAGCTGAAAAATACCCATTCATAACTCTGTGCGTGTATGCCAGCACTGAGTACTTGGGAATTATACAAAATCAGGATGAAACCATCACCACCATCTACGATTTTGGCAACATACAAGATCTAGATGCCAAGCGTAAATTCCTAGAATTGGCCAACATTTGGTGGTGGGAAAGCAATCGTAGTATACCCATCAACATATTTCTCAAAGCAGAATGGGATATTTTTAAATCTTGCCTGAGAACTTTTGTCAACAAAGATCTGGAAATACTACACGGGCCTGTGTGCAGTCTAAGCGAAATCAGCCGCAAAAAATCAAAACGACGCAGTATTACTTTAGTGCGTCGGATGGACTAAGCAGATTCATATGCAAGGCCACCAAGGCCGCATAGCCTACAGCATGTGCATGCTTGAACACAAATCCTTTAGAATCATCACCGTCCCAAACTGATTCAAACACTTCGGCCCAAGGTCGATTTTGTAAGTGTGCCTTGCCCGGGCGTATGATGCTGATAAATGCAGCCATCCTTGGAATTGAATCTGGACGCATTGATTGTAACAGCTCGGTATAATTGCCCACATGCACCAACTGTCGTGCCCAGTCAGGATCAGACCACAAGCGTGACCATGTGGGTTCTAGGCTCAACATCTCTTGATAATGGTCAGGATCTCGAACCAGTTGATACACTGTCATGTTGAGTAGATCTATCTTGAAATAGCCCAACTGTTCAGCAGTTTCGTAGTCGATGGCCGCACAGGCATTGACTGGATCCCAAGGAATATCTGTGACATATATGCCCGAGTTGTGTTTGCGTACTTGACCTTGGGTATGTTGTCTGGCCGGCGTGGCCTGAATCAACTGTAACAATTGATCTCTGTCGGCCAAGTCGATATCAATATCTGCACTCATTACCAACCTGCTTTCTGTAAGATATCTTTGACATACTCTTGGTCTGCTGGATAGTCCCGAAACTTTTTCATCCAAAAGTCCGAATCAATGTAGGGCCAGATCATGGCAATCTGTGTGGCATCCAGTTCCGATAAAAACTTCTGTCCCGACTCACAGTTGTATATGATCCAGGGACTGACGCGACCTGTGGTCACTGCATATACCATGGCATTGCTATTGCCGTAGCGTAGGCAATCCTCAGCTGGGTGTCCTGACCGTTCTGACCAGTCAATGCCGAACTCGATAGCTCTAGCCAGAGCATCGTTCACATTCTCCACACGCAGGTAGTCGGTTAGATACTCGGTATACACAGTATCCTTGGCCCAGTGATCCAGCTTCTTGTTCTGTTTCAACACCCACCGAACAAATTGTTCTGGATTGATTGCACGAATATCCACACAGTAACGACCAAACTTCACAAAGGCCTTGTAATATGGACTATCAGCAAAGTCGTCAAAGATTTTTAACTTGGCACTGCCCTGGGTAAGTTCATAAAACTTGATGTAGGCATGGAATCCCAAGCGCACACCAGGTTCGTCTTTTTCCTGCCTGCGACGACGCGGCTCACAGCTATGCACCGTGAGGCTGGACTCTTTGATAAAGTCCTTACGACAGTATTGGCAGGTGTAGGGCATGCTGGTTAATGTACTCAACTAAAAAGGTGTTCAAAGGACCATGCTGACCAGGCGCTGGATGTCGCAGACCCTGCGGCAAATGTGCATCGTTGGCATGAAATTCTATGCCTTGTGCGACCTGCCAAGGTATGGCTTCCCACTGCAAGGCATCCACTATATTAACACAGTTTTGCAAATTTTTAAATTTTTCACTGTCCAATATGTTGTAGTAGTCTTCCCAAGGATTTCTAAAAATCAAAATCTGGTGTCCTCTCCGTACCAAATCTCCTGCCAAACTCAGCAACTGATACATAAGATTCTCCAACAAATCTTCAAGACCAAACAGCTCGGCTCGTAATTTTATGTCCAAAAAGTCTTGTGTATTGTTCAAGGTCCAATGATCCGCATAACGATGATGTGGGTTTGCCCGCTCTTGAAAACTGATCCAGCGTCCTTCAAAAGGATCATTGGTCGGTGCTACAGCAAGTTCAGTTCTTCTTAAAAATGTCAATCCCAATATGTACAAAGTTTTTTCCTGAGCCTGATACGAATCTTTGAGTGTGGTACGAATGATTCGATTGTTACAGGATCCCGGCAAGGCCAACGACTGGCCCAACCCTAGTCCTAGTTGTTGAGCCAGATCCTCATGACCATGCCCGCGAGCATAACTGTCCATGTAGCTACAGCCGTTGACTACCAAGCGTGTCATCGTTTTGTATCTTGACCCAGTTGTTTCAGGTAAGCATCAATGTCTTTCTTGGTATTGAGTTCGGCCATGAGTGCAATTTCATCATCCTTGAGTTGTGGATACAATTCGGCCAACTGTTTACGAATGCCCGATGCGCCGGGTTCTTTTTTCTTGGGCGCAATCCACACATGTCGTTGTGCTCCTAGATCTGGGCTAACTGCTGTGGCACACAACCATTGTAGCTTGGGATGGCGATTGATGTCAAAGAATCGCTTGTTCAGATAGTGGTTACAACTCTGTAGGTAATATCCTTGTAGTTCTGCGGTGCCTTGCACAGCTGACCCCCAGCGAATCATAAGGAAGTTACTAAACTTTTTCCGTTCTTCTGCGGTCAAGCTGTCGTAGAATCCGCGATTCTTACAATCAAATTCCGCCATCTCGTTGGCAATACTGAGTTTGTCCACTACCAGGCCTTGTTGTAATCCACGACTTCACAATTGCGACTAATGTCTTTGACAAAATACACACAGTCAGGCTCGTCACTGTCGTCGACTGGTACACACAGCATTTGACCATTTTTTAACTTGGGTGCATACCAGGTAACTTCTTGATACACATCCACAATTTCAATGTCAAGAAAACTTGGACGGAAACTGCTGAGTGGGTTGAACTGAAATGCCTTGAATCCACGATCATTGATCGAAGTCAATGGCAATACTTCTAAGTCGCCAAGATCGGGTTCGCCAATTAAAATTTGCCAGTCTACCGGCATGCGTACAATGTTGTTACCAATGCGTAGGACCAGAGCTGGGCTGGTAAAACTTTCCAAAAAGATCAAGGGAATATAGTGATAATCAGGATCCTGCGGGTTGCTGTTATCCAAGATGGCAAATCGCATGTCATCAACTTCTTCTGGAAGATGATCTAAATCGTAAGCTCGATTATGGTCTAAGGTTAGTATTTTCATATTGTTATTGTAACATATTTTTTGGTCATTGCAACCGTTATTTCCATTCTAGTTTTTCCTGAGTAAATGGATAGTTGGCTTCCTTGTAAAACTGTTTGCGTTTGGTCAAGTGCCGTTTGGCAAACTTGCAGGTGCTGGTTACATCCCAGATTTGCACATGGTCTTTGTCTTCGGCCTTGCGTATTCCTCTTCCAATGCTTTGTATGACCCGGACAAAACTTTTGCCAGGTTCCACAAGAACAAGATTAAAGATACGGGGTATATTAATACCAACAGCAGCAACACCATAGGTAGCCACAATAATTTTTCCAGTGGCTTCGGCCACTTCGTCATATTCATCCTGCCGATCCTTTGCTTTGGTTGCGCCTGATACCATGACCGCGTTGTCGCCCAGGCGTTCTATCAAGCCTTGGCCTGCGGCAATACGATCTACTAGAACCAGAGTATTGCCGGTCAGGTTAACCTGCTGGATTAGATTGGCAATGGTATCTAACCTATCAGGTTCTTCCAACAGGAACTTGAGTTCGCTTTGATAGTTGGCAAATTCTGCGTGATCTACCAGCTGTACAATGTTCACATGACACTGAGCCAACACACCACGATCCTGTAGTTCGCTGGCACTTAATTGATTGATCACTGGTCCAAGACTACACTTCAAGGCTTGAAACTCAAATGGTTCCTTGGGTATAGTACCGGTCAGTCCCCAACGCAAGGGTATACGACTCATGACTCCGGTCAACAGGGTTTTCAGTGCATCGGCCTTGGCCATGTGCACCTCGTCCACAATAACACATACCACATCCTCTAGAAACTCCTGTATGGTCACATCGCCCACTGAGTTTTTGGTATTCTTTAACAGCACATTCAAACTCTGCCAGGTACAGATAGTATGTTGGCGGCCCCACTCCTTGCGGTCGCCAAAGTACACACCCACATCCTGCTCCATGTTAATGTAGTCTTTTTCGGTCTGTGTTACCAGACTCTTGTTGGGCACAATCACAATGGTACGACCCAGGGGTGCTACTGCATTACTCAAGGCAGCTGTGATAACTGTTTTGCCTGCGCCGGTGGCAATCTCCTGTATGCACTGCGGATTGGCCAAGAAATTGTTGATGATTTCGACCTGATAGTCACGCAACTGCATGGGTTGGCCTTCCATAGGATGACCTTTGGGCCAGGCTATGTGACTGAATGTGGATTCAGTGACCTGTTCAAAAGCAAAATTGACACTGTAGTCTCGCTGATCATCCAGCTCAATATCGTAGTTGAACTTTTCCAGGATAGGAATAATTTCCGGCAGAAGATTCACATAACTGCTACCGCCCAGCTGGAAGTATGAGACCTTGCCGTCCCAGCGGCCCAGTCTAACTGCTGGCAAGTATCTGGCACCCGGAACATCATATTTGAACGCATTGACCAAGGCTCGACGAGCATCCAGTTCAAGGCCTTCTATTTTGATGTTTACTTCGTCACGCACTATGATTCTGGCTGTTTTCATTTGATATAAACCTGTGTGACTTGTTGTCGTTGTTGTATTTCTTGTAAAAGTTGTTGCCGTGGCATAGTTTCAATCAGTTCGGCAACTGGAAATCTCAATGGTAATAAGTGTGGATCTTGAAATGCAGTGTATCCGCGATCATAAAAAAAGGACCTGTGATCTAAATAATACTGTTGCATTCTAGAGATTTTTTCAGCGGCGTCGTACACAGTATCTTCATGTAGTCTAACATTAAAATCCGCAGAATACGACCTAAACGGTTTGAATGCATCGGCACTTATGTAGTTATCTCGATCTTGGGTCAGATCCTCTAGGGTTTTGCCTATTTCACAATAGTTCAAACAGACCGACCCAAACTTAGGAGTGAGCGTTCCGTACTGTTTGATCAACTTAGTAGAAAGTGTTTTGGTCTTGGGTAGCCCATACCAGGTGCAAACAAATCTAGGACGATTGCCACGAGCCGCCGTTTCACATCGGTGTACATTGATATTCAGGTCGGCCAAGGCCTGTTTGACTTCCAGCGGTGCCGAGACAAAAAATTCTTGATCCTGCTGATCTAAAAGACCATGATAGCGTTCAAAAATACTATGCAGATAATTCAATGTATCCTGATCATCAACTGTGTCAATTTGTCGCTCAATGATAGGACTGTACTGGTTGATGGCTTTGATTGTGTCTTGTATCATTGCCAGGGCCCGAGCTTGTTCTTGTTCCGTTGTGTTGAACCCATAAAAACGATCTGGATGATCCAACGGATAGTGATCTCGCTGGTTCATGCGTTCTAGCCACAGTTGAGCCAGATCCGTATCCAAAATTTGGAATTCCAATGTCAGCTCGTGGGCCAACTCAACGCATAAGATCATATGTTATTGTAGCATATTTAAACTGCCAAGTCAAAAAAACAGGCCCCTAAAGGCCTGTTGCAAAATGGGTAGCGTTTCGTCTACCCAGGAGCTACTGTTACTTAACCGGGTTAACTACCCGATTAATTATTTTTCATACAAGTAGTGGCCGCCAAGGCTTTCCAATTGGTCTCGCTAACCTTGGTCAGATCCGCAATCTTCAGCGCCATACGCAAGCTCATTTCGCGCAACTTGGATTGATTCTGTTCCATGAACTCGATAACTTCATCACCTTGTTCTTGGGTAAAGTCGTAGTCAGCAAACAGTTCACCTTTCTTGTAGATCTGTTTGATACGCAAGAAACGATCACGCATGGTATTAAGAGTCAAGTCCAAGAAGTGACAACGACTCTGTAGGGCTTCCAAATGGTCCTGCAACTTCTTGCTCTTAAGGTTCTGGAACTGCAAGTTGGTAATAAAGATACAGGCACCTTTGAAGTCAAACATGTCAGGAACGCCTTCACGACGCAACATGGCTGAGTCCGAATTCCAGTAGATTCTACGCTTCTTGCCCGAATCCAAGGCCGCTTTGAGAATGTTCAAGCTAAGGTCATCTTGGAATACCGAGTCACAGTCATCAAACACCAGCACATTGTTACGGTCTGAATGTTTGTACAGTGTGCAGTACAAACCAATCGGAGTCATGGCACCTTTGATCACTTCATACTTGATCTTGCGACCGCTCAACTTGTCAAACAGGCCTGAATGCTCCAACTGCTTTTCTACACCATAGCTCTTGCCTACACCAGGAGGGCCAACCACAATCATTGCACGGACATCGCCTGCGATTGTGGCCTTGGT